GTGCCCCGTTTCCGTGAGGATATTCCTGTCATGGTGTTCTTCCGGGCACTTGGTGTCACGGCTGATGCAGATATCGCGGAACTGGTGTGGGGAAGCCTGGAGGACCGGAACGTGGAGCTACTTGCCGCTTCCTTCCGCGACTGTGCGGAAATCGGTGTCTTCACTCAGCAGGATGCTATCGTGTTCCTGTCGAACAACCTCCAATACGGGACGAACCAGGAGGACAAGTGCGCCTACGTCCGCCAACTCCTGGGTACCGAGTATCTTCCGCACGTCCGCTTCGCCGGCGAGACCGCCAGTCTAGACGTCCACAACGCTCGCAAGGCTATGCTGACCGCGTCGATGATCCGCCGGCTCCTGCTGACGGACATTGGCTCGGTGCCGCTGGATGACCGCGATGCCTACCCAAACAAGCGCGTAGTTACGACGGGTGCTCTGCTGACGCACCTATTCCGGCAGCTCTTCCAGAAGGTCTGCAACGACACTCGCAACGAGTTCGTGCAGGAGGTGAACAACGACAACTGGAAGAAGGGCGAGCCTCGCCCGATGGACATTCTCAACATCAACAATCTGTACAAGATCCTGAAGCTGTCGACTATCGAGGGCAAGCTCAAGCAGGCGCTTGCCACCGGTAACTTCACGGTACAGGGTCTTGGCACAAGCAACTCGACATCGCTGTCGAATGCGACCAAGGTGGGTGTTTCGCAGGTCCTCGCCCGGATGTCGTATTCTAGCACCCTGAGCCACCTGCGCCGCATTCAGACTCCGGTGGAGAAGAGCGGTAAGCTGCTGGCACCCCGCAAGCTCCACGGCACCTCCTGGGGATTCGTCTGCCCGGTGGAGACTCCCGAGGGACATTCCGTTGGTATCGTGAAGAACATGTCCCTGCTTACCGGTGTGACGCAGCACATCCCGAGCAATACCGTGCTACACTTCTTGCAGGATGTTCCGGGCATCGAGTGGCTGACTCGTCCAAAGGTCTACCAGGGCACCGCGATCACGCTAAACGGTGTCATTGTGGGATACACGCAGAATCCGAAGGATGTGACCCAGCGGCTGCGCCACGCAAAGCGGAATCTGCGCCTTCACCCTCATGTCTCCATCGCATGGTACGTACTGCTGAACACGCTGATCATCGAGACGGACGGTGGGCGGTTCGTACGCCCGGTGTTCTATCGGGATGGCACGCCTCCTGCGGACCCGAGCAACTGGACGGAGTGGATTCGGTCGTGTGTCGAGTACATCGACGCATCGGAGACCGAGACCCTGCGCATCGCCTACCACAAGGACGCCCTGACCAAGAACCACACGCATTACGAGATCCACCCGAGTCTGATTGTCGGTCATATGGCGGCGTCCATTCCGCTGTCCGATCACAACCAGTCGCCCCGAAACACCTACCAGTCGGCGATGGGCAAGCAGTCCATGTGCGTCTACGCGAGCAACTACGCCAAGCGCCTCGACAAGAACGGATACCTGCTTCTGTCGCTGACTCGCCCTCTGGTGGAGACTCGCGCAATGAACATCCTTAAGATGCACGAGATGCCCTTTGGGATGAACGCCATTGTGGCAATCGGCTGCTACGGTGGGTACAATCAGGAGGACTCGATCATCATGAACCGGTCCAGTGTCCAGCGCGGCTTCATGCGCGGTCTCTACTACACGATGTACAAGGACGAGGAGCACCGGAATGTGACCTCCGGTCGGGAGGAGCGGTTCATGCGCCCGACCAAGCACAACACCCGCAAGTACAAGAATACGTCCTATTCCGCAATCGCTGAGAATGGCATCCCAATTCTCAACGCCACTCTACAAGAGAATGATGTGGTTATCGGGAAGGTGGTCAATCTTCGGAATGACCCGGCTGGGTACGCCTATCGCGACGCATCCACAACTCACAAGAACTCCGAGCCTTGCCGAGTTGACGGCGTGTGGCAAGACAAGAATAGTGATGGGTATCCATTTGTCAAGGTGCGGGTCGTGTCCGAGCGTTCTCCCCAGATTGGAGATAAATTCAGTTCCCGGCACGGGCAAAAGGGCACCGTCGGAATGCTCCTCGACGAACAAGACATGCCCTATACCGCCTCAGGACTTCGACCGGATCTTATCATGAACCCCCACGCGGTTCCGTCTAGGATGACGATTGCGCAGCTGATGGAGAACATCTTCGGAAAGATCTGCGTACGGCGCGGCACACTAGCTGACGGAACGCCCTACGACCACATGAAGGTCGAGGACCTACGCCAGCATATGATCGATCTGGGACTTCATCCCTACGGTAACGAGATCCTCTACAACGGTCAGACCGGCGAGATGATGCAGGCAGAGATCTTCATGGGTCCGACGTTCTATCAGCGGCTGAAGCACATGGTGATCGACAAGAAGCACAGCCGCGGTCGCGGACCGATTGTGAGCCTGACTCGTCAGCCGTGCGAGGGACGGTCTCGGGATGGCGGTCTTCGTGTTGGGGAGATGGAGCGGGACTGCTTGCTGAGCCACGGTGCCGCGGCGTTCACCAAGGAGCGTCTCATGGATGTGTCGGACCCGTTCCCAACGGGTATCTGCAAGTCATGTGGGACTCTGGCGATCATGAACGAGGAGGAGAATTTGTATGCGTGCGGGGCGTGTGGCAACAAGACGGAGTTCATCCAAAAGACGATTCCGTATGCCATGAAGCTCTGGATGCAGGAACTGGAGGCAATGCATATCGTTCCTCGGATGATCATGGAGTAGGGTCCTTGTTCAGACGAGTACCCGAACCGGATGGAATGGCGTTCTCGACGATATTGCCGAGATCAGGATCAGAACGAGAGGGCTTCATATAGGGACCTGTGACGGTAAACCGTCCACGAGAGCATACTGAGGTTAGGAAACAACCTGCACAAATAAAGAGACCAATGCCCGTGCAAATAGATAGTGCAAGGTCAGTGGGGTCATCCATTTACCCATAACTGGCGTGTTCTACGTAAATGTCGCTTGATGTGGTCATTGGTCCGATGTTCTCGGGCAAGAGCTCATATGTTCTATCGGTCATTTCTCGCTACAGTGCCCTCGGAGTTCCCGTTTTGGTGATTACTCACGAGTCTGATGTGCGATATGGACAGGGTCTTGTTGCAACCCACGATGGGCGCAATGCCCCCTGTGTTCATGCGAAGGATCTCGACGATGTGAACATCGCGCCGTACACAGTTGTGATCGTCGATGAGGCACAGTTCTTCAAGAATCTTATTCCGTTTGTTGAGTGGGCAGTTGACACGCACGGAAAGCACGTGTATCTGGTCGGTTTGGATGGTGATTCTAGCCGGCGCAAGTTTGGTGAGATTCTGGAGTGTATTCCTCTCGCAGATCGAGTTCATCGACTCACGGCTTTCTGCCAGCGTTGTAGGGATGGAACCCTGGGTCTGTTCAGCCATCGGCGCGGTTACCACGATCATCAGGTACTTGTGGGGGGTTCTAACCAATATGAGACCTTGTGTCGCAATTGCTACCTGAACCAAACGACATCGCCCGTTTAGTCTCGTGAATTTCGCGCCGCACACTTTTTTCTTGCCAGTAAGCACAACAACATGGGCGGTGGTCTTCTTCAGCTCGTCTCGTATGGTGCGCAGGACATCTACATCTCCGGCAACCCGCAGATCACCTTCTGGAAGGTGCTCTTCAAGCGGCACACCAACTTCGCCATGGAGTCCATTGAGGTCACCTTCAACGGCCAGGCGGACTTCAACAAGCGTGTCACGGCGGTCATCAACCGTAACGCCGACCTGATGTACCGCACCTATGTGCAGGTTGTTCTCCCGACGGTTGACCTCACCCAGTCCACGAACCTGTCCCGCTTCCGGTGGCTCAACTACATCGGTCACCGCCTGATCAAGGTCGTCGAGCTCGAAATCGGCGGCCAGCGCATCGACCGCCAGTTCGGCGACTGGATGCAGATCTGGACTCAGCTGTCCCAGGATGCGGGCACGGTTGCGGCGCTCGACGACATGATCGGCAACACGCACGACCTGGTCCTGATGAAGGACAAGAAGGGCTACGCGCTGGACGCCTCCTGCGCGGGTGCGGAGCTCACCAACTCCTGCGCGCCTCGCTCGGGCACCCCGGCGAAGACCCTGTACATCCCGCTGCAGTTCTGGTTCTGCCGCAACCCGGGTCTTGCGATCCCGCTGATCGCCCTCCAGTACCACGAGGTGCGCATCAACGTTGAGTTCGAGCAGTGGATCAACTGCACCTACTACGAGATTCTGTCTGGTCAGACTGCGCCGGTGACGTCCATCCAGTCCCTGACTGCGGCGTCCCTGTACATCGACTACGTCTACCTGGACACTGAGGAGCGCCGCCGGTTTGCGCAGCAGACCCACGAGTACCTCATCGAGCAGCTCCAGTTCACGGGCGCGGAGTCCATCACGTCCTCCTCCAACAAGATCCAGCTGAACTTTAACCACCCGGTCAAGGAGCTCGTGTGGGTTGTCCAGCGTGACTCGTTCGTTGACTGCACGCCCAACCAGGCGTTCATCTCGGAGGTCAACGGTTGCCAGCCGTTCAACTACACGGATGACTTCACCACGGAGGGCATCGTCATGGACGTCCTGGCGCGCGGCTCCCTCGCGGGCGGTGCCTCCACGACGTCGGTCCCCACGGCGCTCAACGACGGTCCTTCTGGTCCTTACCTCCCGGGTGTTGGTATCGCGCAGGGTCCTTCCCTGTCCGGCGCGTCCTGGCTCGACACGGGCGCGGGCAACACGGAGCAGGACGACGTGTTTGCGTCCACGACCAACTACCTGCTCGCCAAGGTCATCCTGGACTCCGGCGTCAAGTGCTCTGGCAAGAACCCCGTGGAGGTTGCGAAGCTGCAGCTCAACGGTCAGGACCGGTTCACGGAGCGCGAGGGTCGCTACTTCGACCGCGTGCAGCCGTACCAGCACCACACCCGTACCCCGTCTGTCGGCATCAACGTGTACTCCTTCGCGCTCAAGCCGGAGGAGCACCAGCCGTCCGGCACCTGCAACTTCTCCCGTATCGACAAGGCGACCCTGCAGCTGACGGTCTCCGTCAACACGGTGCGCTCTGGTCGCACGGCGCAGGTCCGCGTCTACGCGGTGAACTACAACGTCCTCCGTGTCATGTCCGGCATGGGCGGTCTCGCGTACTCCAACTAAGCGGGCTAGCGGGTTGAAACTCAAATTCAAAAGCAAATACAACAGTGGGCGGAAACGCCCCAAATGCGGCTGGAAACCCAGTCGGATTTGGAAGAACTACGAACTGAACGCCCAGTTTCGTTGATACAAACTACGAGGGTCTACAAGCGGCAACGCAACCTGTTCCAGGAAGGAATTTCTGACAAAGATCATGTTTCCCGTATGCGCAACAAGAGTATATCTCTTAGACTCTCCAAGTCGAAGCATCGGTAAAAACGACGTTCCACGTTGGTCATCGTGAACAAAATCGGGAATATCCGGTGATATAGATGAATTGATTTCAATGACAACAACCTTTGGACGATACATCTCGAGGTGTTTCCAAATTGAGTAATCACACGAATCTACATCAATGCTGAGAAGATCAAAGTTACTCGGAATTGATGTCTTCGACAGCCAAGCATCAAGTGACTGAGAACCAGTCGGTTCTACACGACCTTCAAATGCTTGAATTTGAGGATACTCGCGCGCGGTTGCGTGTAGATCCGAAACCCGTTGCGCATCTGACTCAATGTAAACTGCCCGAGCACCTTGCGTTACCCAGTAGAACGTATTGGACAAACATTTACCATCCCATGCTCCGAATTCGCACACCCACTTGGGTTGTACCTGCATACGGCGAAACAACTCAATGAGAATACCATCTTCACCGTGTTGACTGTAGATATTCTTTCGAAACGACAACATGTTTCAGACTTGCGCGATGACTTTAAACGAGGACCCCCGCAATTCGATAGCTTCGGACCTCTCCTGGAGGATACGGAATCGTTGACCGATTGAGATTGAAGAACCCTTGTTCGGTATTCTTTTCGCGTTGTTCGAGATACGCTTGAACATTGGGCGGTCGTTCCTTGCGAGTCGATCCCCATTCGAGCGGAGAGTAGACCTCGACAGGCACGAAGCCACATCGCCACTGCTTCTGGACCCAGGCTCGCGCGAAGAGATCGTGCTCGTCGTCTCCGAGGACGTAATGTGCCTCGTCTAAAAACCCAAGCGCTTCGAGCATAGAACGACGCAGGACAAGAGGACCGCGATTCACGGTATGCGATAGGACGACCTTGCCGAAGCCTTCAAAGTCCTGAAGCATCAGATGAGGGCGACTCACGGTTTCTCCGAGCTTTCCCACGTGAATTCCTCCGGGCATATTGTTTATACCATGGCAGCAACGACCTGAGATAGCAATGAGATCGCGATACTGTACCAGAGGTGAAGCCAATAGGATATTGTAGCCAAATGTGAGAATAACCATATCGGCTTGAACTTCGACGATGTAGTCACCGCGCGACAGCACAAATCCCTGGTTGTCGCAAGAGGTCTCAAAGATCCCGGCTGGGTTTTCAAGGATATGAATGCGGACGAGGTAGTTCGGAATTTTCAGCAGCTCAACCCATTCGATGACGCGGTCGAGGGTCCCATCCGTACAGCCATCGAGAATGAGGATGAGCTCGTAGTATCCCAGCGTCATGTCAGCAACACTGGACAGCACACGTTGGATGATCCTTTCCTGGTTATGAATCGGCATTACAACGCTGAACGTCGGGGTCTGTTTGCAATAGTCGCGAATCAGGATGTCAGTTGGATCTTGA